ACCGAGTTCTGGCTTTGGTGGGGGCATGATCGCATTGAGAAGGAGTGAACCCCCGACCATGACAGCACCACCAAGCATTGCAGCAGCGAAGGTTCCACCAGCAAAGGTCGCAGCACCAGCACCCATATAAGCAGCCATAAATGGTGCAGCCCCACCAGCAGTAATAAACACCGCAGCAGCAGCCACCATGACTAACGCCACGGTTCTAAGGATGTTCTTTTGCCCACCACTACCACCTGCCACCACGGCACAGACTGAGCACTCTTGACCTTCACGGAGCACCGTGGTGCGGTCTGTGACCTCTACACCATCGACGAACACCCTCCAGGGCATTCCGACAGGCATGTGGGTGTCAATGACCTCCCCCACGGTGGTGTTGGGGCAAACTGCGTGGGTAATACGACCACGGTGGGGAACAAACGGGTTCTTGACGATGGTTAATCCTGCCATCTGACTACCCCTTTGAACCTCAGTTTCCAGAACGGATTATCCAGTTTACTGATGGACACATCATGTCCACTGAGGACATGGATAAACTTCCCACAGGTCATGTACATCCCCACATGGGTGATGAAGTCTTGGTTCAGGTAGCCCATTGAGAACAGGCACACGTCACCGAACTCAGGGGTGTCCACTGTGATCCACACTTGACGGTCACGGGTGATTGCATCGTTGATCCCCTGTGCGTCAAACGCACTGATGGTGTAGTCTGGGAGGTCAATGGCGAACTCATGTTTGTAGATGTAACGGATCAGACCCCAACAGTCGAACTCATCTGGACCACGACCACCATCCTTGAAGACCTTGCCGATAAGATTCGTGATCATTTCGTGTACAGGGTGGGTGCTGGAACACCTGTGAGTCTGATACCCCTAGAACCGATTCCAGGGAACCCACCGAAGTTGACCGAGTTGGACAGTGCCCTGCACCTCTCCAACGACCTGTCACACTGCGTTTCGACCCCTGCGTACTTGCACCATGCGTCCTTGAACTTGAAACGGCACATGTTCTTGAAGCACATGTTCTTGGGGAACCTTCGTGTGAAGGTGTTGGAAGCCGACAGGTTGAAAGTGACCCACTCATGGTTGCAGGATGTGGAGGTCACGGTGTAGTTTAGCTCAATGAGTGGGGTTGTTTCGCTCAGGTTGCCAGCGTGGACCACATAGAGCGATACTGAAGCCGATATTCCACCATCTGAAGCATCAATGTAGCCCTGGATCGCCCTGGCCACATTGGACACCTTCACCACGATCCTGGGAAGCTCCGACTTGCGCCAGTCACCTATCGTGTCGATCTCGAAGGGGAAGGCGATCCATGTCTTGCTGTCCCATGTGATGTTGACCTCGTTGTTGACCAACAAGATCGGGTCGGTCAGACCAGGGACGGTGATCTCCAGCAGGATGAGGCATGGGTCGTCATCACTGAGCGAGTTGATGACACTGATGAGTGCCGATGGGAGCGTGACGCTCAAGAAACCTGCTCCAGGAGAACGGATACAGTTCGCAGATCACGCTTCATCACCCGGGGTTTTATGGAGTTCATCCCGTACCGTGCGGTGTAGGTGACAGCACTGATGGGGTGCGTCCAACTGAAAGTTCCACCTTGGTTGGCCAGGAAGTGCGTTTCTAGATAACCGTACTCGACCGGGGGGAGCAGGCTGAAGGTGAGATCCCACCTGCGCTTCGCCACGGTTGCCTTCGGGCGAGACTGGACATGGCCCGACTCGAAGTCGTTCTTGATCTGGGGGAAGTAGATCTCTTCCTCAAAACCCACATCGGGTTGTCGTAGTCCTGATGGCCAAGCACTCATGCCAACATTGCCCTCATAGCGTCACGGGAACCATTTTCATTGCGAGACAGGCCCTCGATCACAAGGTTCAGGGCCATACCTGAGGCAGACTGTGAAGCTGTGGCAGACTTGGCTCGGACGGGTTGTCCTGACTCGTTGATGATGTTGACCTGCATGGGGGAGGCCGAAGCCTTAAATGATCCGTTCTGTTGCAGTGGTCCGATCTGACCACCACCTGTCATGGGTGTGTTTCCGACTTTCACAGGTTGAGCCATAGATCCACCAAACTGCCCCACGATCCCACTCACAATGCCCATGGCGATCTGTTGGTTCACGATCTGAGCGATTGACTTGGCGATAGACTTGAAGAACTCGTTGAAATAATCTGTGGCCTTGCGAAGGTTGCCCTCCAGCACATCAAAGAAGAAACTGTCAAAGGCATCCCCCATGGACCTCGCAGTGATCTCAGCAAACGCCACACCCTTCTTCTCCCACGAACCGTAGGCTTCATCAAATTTCTTGGTCATCTCATCCAGACCCCTTCTCATTCCCACCATGAAACTGTCTGGTTTGTAGGTTTCACTCATGTCGATAAGGTTCGGTAAATCCTTAGCCCTGTCACGGGCATCCCGTGGTGGTTCAACGAAGGCAAACGGGTCGATTAGGTCGTCGTACGGAAGACCCCTCGTTGAATCTACTCCACCAACCTGTTGCGATGGTTTTTCTGGTGGTTTCGTTATTCTTGCTGCCCAAAAGTCTGCTATCTCTATCAATGCCATTCCTTCCTTCTGAGTAGCTTCCACATCTGCCTTAAATTCAGCAACTGTCTTTCTGAAATCAATAACTGCTGTCTTATTTTGAGCTTCTAACATTACTACTCTTTCGTCTATTTGTTGTTTCAGCAAATTATTTTGTGCCTGTAATTCATGTTTTTTCTTTGAATATATTTCTGCACCTTCACCAAATCCTGCCATGTTTGCCCAAGAAGCCCCTTCTTGCAATTTCAACTGTTGTTTAGCAATATCCTCTCTCTTTTCTCTCAGGCTTTCAAGTTTCAAGTCTCCTGATGTAGCATCAAAAATACCAACCCTGGTTCCTATGTCTGTGATTTCTAAAAATTTACTGATCGCTACTTGTAGACCAGAAACAGTTACTGTAATTGCAGTTCTCATGTTTGCTACAAATCTAGCTGATAGTTGTAAAATAGTTTGCAGTGTGGTTTGAATACCACCATCTGTGAATTTTCCAACCACATCCTGCATCACCTGTTTTCCGATTTCAAACATTCCTTTAGAAAATACAGAAAGTTGTGTAGTCCACTTCTTTAAACCCTCTGTGATCTTATCAATACCTGCTTTTATATCGTCAAATATCCCAGTGCTACCAATCGTGGTCATCAGATTGAACCAAGATGTTTTCAGACGGTTCATGGTAGCTTCCCATGTTCCAGCCATCTGTTCAATCATACCGTCAGTTTCTTTCATCAACCCTCTGAACATTGCACTGGCCATAGCTTTAGAGTCAATCTGTCTATCCTCCATTTGTTGTAGCAACTTTTCTTGGCTCATCCCCATTTCTTTGGCGACCATTGCTGTCAACATCGGGATCTGTTCAACCAACTGATTCAACTCCTGCTTCTGAGCGTTGGTGAGCGCAGTCATTTGTCGTGTGGCACGGGTGATACTCGTCAGGTTGTCAGCAGTCAGGTTGAATTTGGCCATTGCACCAACCATACCCTTGAGTGCTCCAGTCGTGGGGTTTATCCCAGCACTTACCAGTTGGTTAAAGGTCTTGACCAAGGTTTCCAAGTCGGCAATCGGATTCTTCAACTGAAAATCCTTGATCCAAAGCATCGCCTCTTTACCCTTTGATGCACTCCCCATCATGGCGTTAAGTTGGATCGTCATCTTTTCGAGCGAAGCATTTGCCTCGATGAACGATTCAGCCAACCGGAACCCACCTAACCCCGTGGCGAAGCTCATCATCAAACCACTGGTCGATGTGAGCGCACGAACCACACCTGTGATCGAACTCTTAAACCGACCCATTGCGTGGATCGGTGCGGTCATCCCCTTGGTGAGATGATCCTTGAAGCCGAGGGTTACGTTTGTTGCTGCTGACATTTATGCAAGCTCCAAGATTCCAACATTTGAAACCACATCAGTAGTTCTTCGTCGAGTGTTGCACCCAGGGCACGAACAACCACATCCACGGCAGTGAAATCCAAACCCGTGGGGCCTGCCATGCTGGTGCGCCACTGGCTGGAGGCCGAACACCATATGTCCCACCACTCCGGGACTGTGGTCGGTGGGGTGATGTCCTCGGGCAGAGGGGAATCTGGATACAGTACCAACCAGTCCCGGTGAGCCTTGGGGGCATCCGATTGGTACCATTCCCATACCCGTTTTACTTTTCCACGACTTGTGCCGATGGGAAAGTTTTGGTCATGCACTCCATGAACAGTTTCTGGAGATCACCGTAGGGCATACTGTCCAGTTCCACAGTGTGGTTCGGGTACAACATGTCCAGGGTGGCGTTCATGGTTTCATCAAAGCCAGAAGCATCGTCCTTACCCTGTTTGAGCAGGTCGATACCCTTGGTTTTTAGTGCCCGTTTGATAGGCCGTGTGATAAATTTAGGCTCAAGCATAGGAGGCAACGTCATTGGTGAGAGTCATACGGATAGGATACCCGTTGGTTCCAGCGGAATGGTACGCACGGAACGAAACAGGTTGGTAAATTGTACCCTTCCCAGATTTTTGCAACTTCTCCCGTGGGAACAGGGTTTCTTGCATGTCAAAGCTCAAGGTGTGGGTTTCACCGTCCACGGTCCTGGTGCACAGGATTTCGATGTCGGTCACAGTGTTGGCCAATGCTCGGTCGTAGAGGTCCGAGTTTTGGAACAGGGCGTTAAACGAACCTGTCACTTCGTAGCCGATCAAGGGCAGGCTGTTGCGGAACCCATTACCAGAAACCGTATAGATATCACCGTCGAGCATAGGTGTGATCGTCAGTGCCATCGATGTGGCAATGTTATAGGTGGTTCCGTCGATCTTGATTGAAATGGACTTGGCGAATAACTTGCGGAGCACATGGGGTGTGGTCGGTGCGGAGTCCATGGAAGTGGCACCCATGACCTCAGTTTTGCCCATGACCGACAGGTTCATGTTGATCTCTTGGTTCAGGTCGAAGTTGATGGAGCAACCACCGACTTTGCACCCTGTGAACTTCTTGTACTCAGCCACATCTGGGTATCCCTCTTCCCAGGAGAAGG